AGTATTAAGGCTTTTACAGATAATAGTGTGATATTTATTCCTTTAGATCCAGCAAATCGTCACTACGCAGAAATCATGCGCCAAGTAGAAGCAGGAACACTGGTAATTCAACCAGCAGATGAACCAGAACAACCAGAGGAACCGAACGCATGAGTAGAGCAAGAACGTTCTCTAAAATGATTAACAAAGCGAACTATCGTACACATCGTGGACACAGTTCAATATCAGAAATTGAAGTTGCAACTGAAACAACCGCATCTGATACAGTCAGTGTTATTGGTTCTACTGCTGTGCCTGCTTTGGTTGGAATGATTGCTCCTTTCTCAATGGAAACCACTACGGAATGGCGTAGCACAAATCGTTGGATTATATGTGATGGCTCACCAGTATCAAGAACTGCATACAATCATTTGTTTGATGTAATTGGCACAACGTGGGGTGTTGGTGATGGTAGCAGCACATTCAACTTGCCTGATTTAAGAGGTGAGTTTCTAAGAGGTTATGACAATGGACATGGTAATGATGGTACAAGTGGAAGAACATTTGCTAGTCAACAAGCAGCAGCAATTGTATCACATCCCATTCATATTTTTTCAGATGCACATACCGGTGGTGGAAAAGTTGCGGGTGAAACAAATAATGAATATAATCAAGGACTGGGAAATGTGAGATTACAAATAGCTGATGACGGCTATCCAGTTGGTTATGGCGGCAACAAAACTTCAAATTATTTTAGACCAGATATTAATTATACTTCTGTGGGAATTGGTTATGGTAGCATATGGGCAAATGTAGGGAATCCTTACGGTCATTATTATTTTAATCCGGCTGATCCAACAAATTCATATGAAACCGCACTCAATCAAATTGGTAATGGAGAAGAAACCCGACCAAGAAATATAACAGTTCAATATTGCATAAAATACTAACATGATAGCATATAATATACATAACGCAAATCCAGTACAAAGACAAGAATCTCCATTAGAACCTGGTGTTTGGTTGATGCCCGGAAACTGTACTGACGTAGTACCACCAGAGTTTAACAAAGAAACACATGTGTGTAAATTTGATGGTGTACAATGGATAATTGAAAGTAAACCAAAAGACCCAGTAGAAGAAAATAAAATTATAGAAATACCAGAAGAAGAAAAACCAGAAATAGCAATAGCAATTTTACGTGAACAAAGAGATTCAAAACTTGCACAATCAGATTGGCGCATGACAGTTGATTATCCATATGCAGACCAAAATGATTGGGAACTATATAGAACAGAGTTGAGAGAACTACCACAAGAAATAGCTGCAAATAATGTACCACAACCAACATTGGATGAAAACAACATGCTAGTCTTCAATCATTGGCCAGAGGAACCGAACGCATGAGCAAAGCAGATAATCTAGGAACGTTTGCAGGTAAAGTCAACGTCAGCAACAATGTGGTTCAATCCATAGAAGGAATGAGTTTGTTTGAGTTCAATCCTGAATTTGACAGCAACTATGTTGTTGATGCAAATAACAATGCCTTGCTTGTGGGACCGATAAATATTAGTGGTAATCTTTCTGTAGATTTAAACTCCACTTTAACAGTATTTAATTCAGTATCAGTCACTGGTGATCTCACAGTCAATGGAACAATGGATATAAGATAACATGTCAGGAACAATTACGGTTGGTGATAAAATACTCGCAAGTCACGATAATGTCAGTGGTAAACTGAGCATGAGTGGGGATGTGGACTTAGCAAATGTTGATATGTCAAATGTTGATATGAGTAGCGTATTATCCATTCCTAGAGCATATTTTTTAGGAACTACATATAATAATTCTACAACACCGACAATAACAGCAGATTCAGGAATAACAGGAACATTATCTGCTTATGGGGTGATATTAGTATCACAACCTATTGGTTTTGCTTCAACAGAATATTTGTTAGACTTTTCTATTGTATTATCTGGTATAACTGGTTTTTCAACAACTGGGTCAGTCTCTTTAAACGGATTTACAAGTAAGTATAGGTTGCCTGTATACTATCAAGGTATAGCTGGATTATCTGATCAATTCATATTAGAAGAATCCAGAACAGATAGTAGTGAAGTGTTATGGTTTTTTGAATGGAATGACCTTCCAGGTACAAATTCTGGAACTACACATGCTTTATTAGGAAAAGCTATATCAACTACTAAACCAGATTGGGTATATTAAAATGACTAATTTGTTATATAGTGAGGAAACATAATGGCAGGCACTCTTAAAGTTGGTGGAAAAGTATTAGCAACTCACAATTCGGAGACGGATGAGATAACATTGAGTGATGCTTATGTAGGCGAGACATTTTCTGGAATAATGGAAGTTGACCAATGGTACTTATCGGCAGATGAAGATGGATCTTCAAACCCATTTGATAACTGGGCTAGAAATAATTTCACAGGATTTTCTAAAATAGGAACAGGTTTATCTCATTCAAGCGGTGTTTTTACGTTTCCAAGACAAGGTGTTTATGAGTTAAATTGTATGTTTAATACATATGAAGATACTGGCGGCAATGACCCAGCGGGAATTATATTAGAGGTAAGTGTTGATGGTGGGGTGAGCTACAATATAGTTGCTGAATCCCAAACCTATTTTATAGATCCCAATAGACAAGGATGTATAGTTATTCTTTATATTTTTAATGTAAATATAGATAATTTTTTATTTAGATTTGTCCATAACTCATGGTCAGCAGGAAATATAGCAAGGGGCGCAACTGATAGAATCAGAAGCGGATTTACTATTAAAAGACTAGGTCCAGCACAATGATAAAGGATAAGTAATGGCAGGACAACTCAAAGTAGGCGGAAACATAATCGCAAGTCACAGTGGTGTAGAGGGTGCCGGAGAGGTGACTTTACAGAATGTGACACTTGGAGATAGTGCGGTTCCAAGTCGCAGCATGAATTTTCGCAATCGGATTATCAATGGGGATATGCGGATTGATCAGAGGAATGCTGGAGCGAGTGTTACACCAACCGTTACTTATACGCTAGATAGATGGAGTGCCATTCATTCCGGAAACACAAATAAATTTTCTGTTCAACAAAATGCGGGTGCTGTGACACCTCCAGTCGGGTTTACAAACTACCTAGGTGTTGTTTCACTTTCTGCCCACTCTCTTGCGGCAAATGATTATTATCAAATTAAACAAGTCATAGAGGGGTTTAACGTTGCAGATTTTGATTGGGGGACAGCAAATGCACGTTCAATTACTGTTTCGTTTTGGGTTCGTAGTTCACTAACTGGGAACTTTGGTGTTGTTGTGTCTTGGGGTAGTTCTGGTTCAAATCAACGTACCTACCCAATTTTGTACTCAATTACATCTGCTGATACTTGGGAATATAAAACAATCACTATCCCTGGCGACACAACAATGGCTGCTGGTGGTTTTGAGACAGGTAACGGTGGCGGAGTACAATTACGTTTCAGTTTAGGTGGTGGGGCTACAAGCGCAGGAACGTCAGGGTCATGGGCAGCAGTAAATTACCAAACCGTGATTGGAGACACATCTGTTGTGTCCACCAACGGAGCCACCTTTTACATCACCGGAGTCCAGCTTGAAGAAGGCACTGTTCCGACTCCGTTTGAGCATCGGCCAATTGGGACAGAGTTGGCGTTGTGTCAGAGGTATTATTCCATAATCAGTTCAGTGGATTGCTCTGCATATTTTGTTGCAGGACAAAATGCACCAACATTTAATTTTTCTTATCCACAAACAATGAGAGCTACTCCTGCTATTACAATAAGCAGACAGAGTAACGATTCAACAAATTTAACTTCAATTGTACAAAGAAACCAAACACCGAATAGTTTTAATCTTTATCTTAACGGCACAGCTACGGGTGTGGCTAATTTCGGACATAACGGAAATGAGGCAACACTACTTATGGATGCAGAACTATGAATAATGAAAATATCGCATTTAAATCTGCAACTTGGCATTTTGATGAGAACGCCAATAAAAATACGGGAGTTGAGGTTATTATTGATGGTATAGAAATGAACGTTCCACTAGACCCTGCTAATCGTCACTACGCAGAAATTATGCGTCAAGTGAAAGCAGGTACACTTGTAATTCAACCGCCTGACTATACACCAGCAGACGTTCAACTTAGAAATCAACGTGATATGCTTTTACAACAAACAGACACACCTTGGGGATTGGCAGATTACCAACATCCAGACAAACAAGCATGGTTAGACTATCGTCAAGCACTCAGAGATTTACCAGCAACAGTAGACCCACAACTTGATGAGAATGGACAATTAACAAACGTCATATGGCCCACACCACCAGCATAAACTAATCTATGGCATACATCGGTAATGTACCAGTACTCAAAGTAACAGAAAATCGTGAAGAGCATGTTGTAACAAATGCTACACAATCCATCTTCGGAACTGCAGGATATACAGTTGGTTTCATTGCAGTCTACAAGAATGGTGTGCGTTTGGCCTCAGAAGACTACACCGCTACAGATGGTGCTACAGTTGTTCTCACTTCACCTGCTTTGCTCAATGACACTCTTGCTTTTGAATATCGCAATGAACTTACACAAGGTGTAGAAACAATTGAAGTCAAGCAAGAGATTCTGATCACAAACACTGGAATTACAAGTTATACACTGACAACTGACCCAGTAGCAGATTACACCAATGTCTACTACAATGGAATTCTACTCTCTGATACCGATTACACACTCAACGGCAAAACTTTAACTTTATTGTTCACTTTAAGTTTAAATGATATCATAACAGTCATCATGAAGAAAGGGACTGATGCCGTTGGAATAGAGAACGCTGTAGCTGAAGTGAGAGAGGAGTTCACGGTTGTAGCAAACACACAAAATACATTCACAACCGTGAGTGACATCACAGCAAGCCTGTCTGATGTGTATTTGAATGGAATCAAGTTATCTGTAGATGACTATTCAATTTCAGACAGAACAATCTCATTGAGTGAAGATGCGGTATTGGATGATTTAGTTTCCATTGTTTCAAAAACTGCAGTGACTGCAGCACATCAGATTGTAGAGAATCGACAAGAGTTTCTTGTTTCACACTTGTTGGAAACTGAGTTCAATTCATCGCAATACATCACACCAAGTCATACGGATGTTTTTCTCAATGGAATTCGTTTGAATCGTGCTGACTACAACATTGACAACTACAAAGTCACATTGGTAGATGCACCAAATCAAAATGACATTCTGGTGATTGTCAGCAGAACAAGTTTGACAGATGCCACAAAGCTTGGTGCGACTGGTGGTGGAACAGATAACATCTTCTGGGAGAACGATACCACGATAAATAATTCATATACAATTCCTACAAACAAGAATGCTTTAACTGCTGGACCTGTGACAGTTGCAAATGGTGTGATTATCACAGTGCCTGATGGCTCAACATGGACGATAGTATAAATGGCAACGAGTATAATCAAGACAGATGAAATTAGAAGACTGAATGACCAAGTGTTGATGAGTGATGGAGCATTGACAGGCAATGTTGTGTTTCCTGCTGGGCATGTGGTACAGGTAGGGTATGTAGAATATACTAATACTGTAGAAATAAATAATACATCTTATGTTGATATTGGCACTAGTTCTAATGGATTAATTATACCTGCATTCACACCTAAAAGAGATAACTCTAAATTAATAATTCAATTTAAGGTAGAAATAGGTGGTGGTGGTGGTATAGAAAATGGAGGAAATTTAGGAGTTCACATAAATGATGTTATAGTAAATCCTCCAATCCCAACAGGATTTACTTTTGCTGCCCATGCTGGGACTGATTCTAATCAAAGCTCAGACTATGGTGGAGGTGTTGGTATCTATAATACCAATACTTCTGTAGGTATGACTTATTATAACGTCAGTAGTTTAACTCCATTTAAAGTTAGTGTTAAAGGTTTATTTAGAACTGATAGTACTAGCGAATCGTTTTGGGTAAATAGAGCCTATAGTGAAAATGTTAGCCTTAATACACATTATGTAAGTAATTTGTTAGTATGGGAGATAGCACAATGAAAATATCTATTGGGAAAGCAATAAAAGCAATATCTCCAAATAGCGAATATATGATAGAAAATGGAGATATAAATAACATAATTTGGTTATCTCCAGAAATTCCTCAACCAACCGAAGATGAAATCCAAGCAAAAATTGCAGAACTCCAAGCAGCCGAACCAATGCGTCTACTAAGAATAGAACGCAACCAACTTCTACAACAAACCGATTGGCGCTTTCGCAGTGACCTAACACCAAGTCAAGAATGGATTGATTATTGTCAAGCATTGAGAGACTTGCCTGCAAACAGTGAACCACAATTAGATGAAAATGGAAATCTTACAAATGTTAATTGGCCAGTACCACCAGGAGAGTAACGAATGCCAAGTGCTTTAAGAATCAAAGAACTGAGAGATTTGAATGACAATGTGATGATGAGTGATGGTGCGTTGTCAAGCAATGTTGTGTTTCCTGCTGGGCATAAGATACAACATAAAATATATCCGGTAGCCAAATACACTTATGATAGAGATAGTAATCCATACGTTGTTCGTGGTAGATTTTCTGTAACATTGACTGCAGGAAATTTAGTTGTTATGTCTGTTTATATTCCCGAAATTCAAAAAGGTGGTGCTGCAAGTGGAGATTATATTGGTTTTTATATGTTTTTAGGCACATATTCTCCGAATACAACAGAATCTTTAAATGGAACCCAAGAAATAGAAACAACTAACATACTTGCAGATGATAATAGTGTAGCTTTAGGATATGGCAGTTATAATGTTTCTACAGCAAGACAGCACGGAATTGTAATGTCTTCACATGCTATAGTTCCTACCACAAATACATATTTTGCTTCTTTTATTACAAGAAGCACAGGAGCTTTTACACATAACATTGGAACAAATGCAGATAATTTTATAGTTATAGAAGAGTTTCAACAATGAAATATGATCCACGATATCTTCACGAAGCAATCAAGTTATTAACGGGAACTTCTGGATTTTCTTGTGATTCTAATGGTGAAATTTTAGGTATTGATTCTACTTTAATACCATCAAAAATTGAAATTGATACCAAAATACAAGAACTTGAAGCAGCCGAACCTCTACGTTTGCTCCGTATTGAAAGAACCAGACTTCTCCAAGAATCTGATTGGCGTGACCTACCAAGTTATCCAGGAACTGACCAAGCAGAATGGAGAACATACAGACAGGCACTTAGAGATTTAACAAACACAGAAACCCCAGCACTCAGTGATAATGGAGAGTTAATCAATGTGAATTGGCCAGTACCACCAGGAGAATCCAATGGCAGTTAAGATATACGGTTCTAATCGTATTGATTTAGATGGCAACAATGAAACATTCAGTATACGTGCCACGGCTGATGATGAGTTGAATTTTTACAAAGGTGCAAGCACAAAGTTGATGGGAATGGATGCAAGTGGATTTGAGAGTAAGCCGAATATACCTGCTTTTCATGTATATACTACGGGTAATAATTATAGTGTTCCAACTAGTGCGACAGTGTACAATGCTAATAATATAAAATATAACATTGGGAATTTTTACGACTCTACAAATAAAAGAGCAACAGCACCTATTGCTGGGTTATATCATTTTCAATTTTTTGTTAATGCTTATAATGCATCTGGTCAAAGACTGTATACAAGATTTATTCTAAATGGTTCTCTTACATATACTCCAACTATCGGTTATATAGGTAATGCTAGTGACACTACTTATGGAGGAACTATGCAACTAAAATTAGAAGCGGGAGATTATATTGAAGCAAAATGGAATGTCACTGGGTCCGGTACAGCATCTAATGGTGAAACATATAGTGGTTTTTTAGGATATCTTATTGGTTAACAATATAGTATGAACCTCC